GCTCGAGCCCCTGTCCGGTGCGGATGCGGTGCGCGATACCGGCTGGAGTCACAGGGACAGAGCGGATACCAGTGCGCGACGCAATCGCCTCCGGAACTGGGATCCCTCCGGCCTCTTCGTCGGCGGTACCCGGGATAGGTTCAAGCATGCCGAGGAGTGCGGCATCGTTGACCCTGGACGTCGCGCGATTCGCGCTGGCGCGCAGCTCGCGCTCCTGCGGCGTGCGGTCACCACCGATGAGACGCGGCATGAAACGACCGGTCTCAGGATCAAAACTCCGAATGAGCTGATCAAGGCTTGGTTCGGGCGGCGGCGTCGGCATCGTGCGTTCGACCGCGTGCAGATCGCCCATGCCGCGCGGCGCGACTTCACGGTGCTCGACCGTCTCCACCTCTCCGGGCATGCGCGTCGTGCGCGCTCGGCGGCGTCCGGTGGGATCTACCTCGAACGAAAAGCCCGGCACCTCGATCACCCGCTGACGACGCCCTGTCTCGGCCATGCCGGTCGGCGCAACCGGCGCGGGCTCCGGCTGCATGTCAGCGGGGTTCACGCCGAACTCGCGCAGCGTGTCGTCGACCGAAGCCTTACGCCGGCCACGTCCCATTACGGCACCACCTCTGCCCCGCGAATACGACCGGCGAGAGTGCGCGCGCGCTCGGCATCCATTGGCGGCGTCATGCCGCGCCCGGGGATGCGCACGCGCACCTGGCCGCTTGCGGCGGGCTGCGATCGGGCACGCTCAGGCGCACTGGCGGCGCTCGGGCCAGGCTGACGCTGCGCGGCGCTTGCGCCGCGCGATCGCCACTCGTTGGCAGCGTCCTCGCCGAACGTACGAACGAGCTCGGAATCCCAGCTCTGAAGGATCCCCTCTGCCCGCCGGAGCGCCTGGATCATGTCCTGGTCGGTCGACATCGTCCCGATGCCGAGGATCCTCCGGAACGTTCCCACCTCGGTGGGCGGCGCAGCGGCGCCAGTCGCTTCGCGCAGCTGCGTATCCAGGAGCCGCTCCATCGCTCCGCTGACGTCGCGTCCACCACGCGAAAGCATGAAGTTCGGAGCCATACCGGTGGCGCCGATGCCGGGGATGTCGACGTTCCCGCGACGCCACCCCGGCACGTTACGATCTAGCTCGCGATAGACGCCTTGCAGCGCCGCAAGGCCTTCAGACACGCCGCTCTGACGCCGTGCGGTGCCGTAACGCTCGGTGCGCTCGCCGACCTCCTCGCGATTCGACGGCCGCGTGCGCTGGAGTAGCTCCCGTTGCGCGCGCTCGCGCCCGCGCGGTGTAGACAGATCAACAGCAGCCAAGGGGATGTCGTGCCCAGTAAGCTCTCGCTCTAGGGCATCACGACTTGGACCGCTTGCACCAAGGCCGCCGCCTACGCCGCCGCCAGGCCCACCACGACCGCGGATCCCATACCGCCGGTAGACAGACTGCATCGCCTCGCTGCCGCGCACACGCTCGAGCTGCTCTCCGGTCATACTGGTTAGCGCCTGCATGAGCGCCGGCGGCGGACGCCAGCCCAGGCCCTGCATGACGGCCATCTCGCGGCCGAAATCGTCGCGCAAAAGCTGGCTCTCCTGCGAAGTCGAATCACGCATGGCCACATTGCGCGCCAGCTGCTGCCGGAGCTGGTCTGCCTGCACGGTGCGAAGCTCGTTGCCCTGCGGCTGCGAACGCATCTGTGCGATACGCTCGCGAGATTCGCGATCCGCGGCGCGATCTTGCGCCGTAGCCTCGCGCGCTTCCTGCGCACCGGCGATTTGCTGCTCCTCGAGCGCAAGACGGCGGTCGGAAAGCCGCGAAGCGGCCTCTCCCTGCGCCCGACGCTGCGTTTCGAGCGCTTCGCCCGCGGACTGCTCCCTTAGCGCTGCCCGATCACTCCGGAATGGGATGCCAGGGCGTCCACCAGCCGCCAAAAGTGCATTTCCGACCGCGTGGAGCGGCCGCCGGAGCGCATCTGACCAGTCTGCGCCGGTATAATCGGGCCCCGACGCCTGCTGAGCCGATTGCGCGCGCTGCTGACGTGCTTTGAGCAACGAAATCAGCTGATCGCGCCGCGAAGGAGCCGGAGACGCTTGCGATCGGACACGGCCTGGCAGCGTGGGCGCATTATCGTCGGCGTATCCCCACACCTCCGCGTCCGGGCTCCACGTACGCTCCAATGCACGCCCGAGACCGGGCTGCGGAGGCGCCTCCGGCGGTGTCGGCTGAGCGCCGATCGCCACAGGCTCGCCGAAATCGACAGTACGCGGGAAAGGAGGAGCCGCAGGCGCCGGTCGGGGGGGCTGAGTCGGCGCCTGCGGCTGCACACGAGCAGGAACAGGAACAGGAGAAGGCGTAGAAGCTGGCACAGCTCGCGGCCGTGCCCCTGGACCTTCGAAGGCATACGGATCGGCGAGCCATCCCTCCGCCTCGCGTACGCGCTCATCGGAATAGCGGCGGTTCTCCGCGCGCTCCGCTTCGGTAATGGGGTACTCGTCGGGACTGAAGAACTGCGGGCGCCCAGCGGGGCGCCCGAGCGCAGCAGCCGGTCGGTCTGGCGCCGGAGCGGCGCGCCCGCCGAGCTCCGCCATGGAAGGCAGCGCCGTCTGGTCAGGCAACGGTAGCGGCTGAGCACCGACCTGCTGCGCAGCTGACGCCGCAGCTTCGCGCGCCTCGCGCATGCCGCGCTCTTCGTCCGTCTCGTCCGGCGGACCGATGATCACGGGATCGAGCTGAACAGTCATCAGAACAGCTCCCCTAGAATGGCGCCAATGGCATTGGCGCCGCGCTCGTCCGCTTCGTCGCGTCGCCCTGCGTCCATTCGACGATTGCTTTGCGCGCCCTGGTACTGATTCGTCATACCGGCGGCCCAGTTCTGGGCGTTCTCGTACGCCTGCTGGCGCGCTGTACCTTCCTGATTCGCCCAGTTCGTGTTGCGGGTCTCGCGGCCGCGACGCCAATCCAGATTGCTCTGGTTGAACGCGTCGAGCGCGGCACGGCGGTTCTGCTGACCACTCTGGTACGCGGTCCCGAGCGTACCCACGCCCTGGATCGCCTGCAGGGCACGGTTCATCGCAGCCATTTGGATCTGGGCGTCGTTCTGAGAGTTGGCGTAGTTCATCGCCTCGGAGCCGGAGAGGCGCGCGGCGAGCTCGGCACCGCTTCCGCCCATGCCGCGCGCTTGCGCCTGCTGCAGTGCCGCCTGATTCGCCGACCCGAGCGTTCGCGCTTGCTGCGCTCGCATCGCCTGCGACATCGCGCGATCCGCATCGGTGTAGCCGCCCTGGTTGTATAGGCTCTGCAGCGCGTCGAGCGCCGCGACCTGATACCGAGCATCAGCGCCCTCGCCCTGGCCGAACGCAGACTCTCCAATGAGCTCACCGAACTCATCGCCGGTCGCCTCACGGTACTGCGGCGCGAGCTCTTCCCAGCTCGGCCCCTGTCCGATGCCCTGCCACGTCGCTTGCGCATCAAGCTGATCTTGACGATTGCGAGCAGCGTCACGGCGCGCTCCTGCGCCGCTAAGCCACCCCCAGATCGGAATGTCGGCGCTCGTCTCATCGAAACTACTGACCTCGGTTTCAGGGTCGCCGTACCCGCCGTACGTATCCGCACCAGTCGGGGTGGCTCGTGCCCTGTAAGCCTCGAGCTCATCCGCGCGCTCCTCCGCGTAGCGCCGCCGCCGCTCTTCTTCGCTTCCTTCTCCCGGACGTGTGGGCATCGTCTGTTATCCCATCAAGACGCCCAAGTGGACGTCGTAGGCTTCGGTGGAAGAGGTCAGATCGATTGCGTGGATGCGGAGCACGGTGCCGCTGTGTGACCACGTCACGCGCGCACCGCTCTCGGTGGTCGATTGATCGGTGAGCTTCACGGCACGAAGGCACAGCACCGCAAGCGGAGCTGTCTGCGGTCCACGTACCTGGATCGGAACAAGGTCGCCGTCGTAGCGAAAGGTGATGAGCGGCGCGATGTTATCACTCCAGCGCAGGCCGCCGGCTACCGCGTTCAAAACCTGATAGAGATCTTGCGCCAGCTGGTAGAGCTTGGCGTCGTCGAAAACGTATCGGCGCAGTACGCTCATCGCGCCACCCTCTGCGATTGCTGATGAGCCACCGCGAGCAGATCGAACTGCGAGAGCACCCACCACACACCGGCAGTGCGGATGTCGATCTGAGGGTAGAGCTCGGTCACGCGCAGCAGATCGCGCGGCGGTCCGACACGGGTAACCACAGACTCGCCGCCCAGGTCCGTGGCAAGCTTCACGTCAGCGCTCAGGGCCGATCCGCCGCGCTCGCTTGAGGCACCACCAAACTCCGCAGGCCACGGGGAGATGTACTGCGAGTCGCTCGAGCCCCAGCGTGCATGCCACTCGAACCAGCGCATACATTGGCCCGGCATGGTCTGCGCCTGCCACTTGAGTGTGGACCGAATACGCTGGTGCCAGTCCGCAGTCACTCCCGACATGCCCGACGACGTGACGGTGAGGATCTTGTCGGAACCGCTCGTTTGCACCGCAGTCACACGGCGCACAACGGAAGAACCGTCCACCACTACGTCCCCGATCTGCGGTGTGTGTCCACCGAACGCGCTCGTGGCGATGGTAACGCTCGTGCCCGAGATCGATGCGGTGAGTCCCGCGAGTGACGCGTCCACGTACGTCGCTGCAGCGTCTTCGTCGATGCGCTCGTACAGCACCGACCATGCATCGATGGCGGCCGAGTAGACCGCTCTATCCTCCGCGGGGTCGTACGTCAGGCACCGCGCCGAGAGCTTCCATTTCGCCCAACGGCCAGTTGTCGTGTGAAACACGTACTGCGCGTTCGAGTTGGTGGATGTCGTAGACGACCCAGTGCCGAGGATCACGAGCCCGAACCGATCGTGCGAGGCCATCCAAAAGCCGCGCTTGTGGTTCGCTTCATCAAGCGGGAGCAACCGCTGGATATCGCGCAACGTAACGCCGATAGGCTGGCTGACGGGCCGCGTACCGTGCGGCGTGCACGTGACGACACCGTGATTCGTCCACGCGTAGCAAGCGTTGCCGAGGACGCATACGCACTGCGCAGCGAGCAGGCGCAACGAGCGGTCGACCTCGCGCACGCTCCACGAGTTGGGCGCGTAGCCTTCTACGGCGAAGAGCCCATCTTCTTTGAAGACGAGCAGGGCCGTCTCGAGCGGCACAAGCGCAAGGATGTCCGCGTCACGACGCCCGACGTCAGTGAAGTTCAAGAGTGGAACGGCTTCGGGCTCCTGCGGCTTACTCCAGAACAGACGGTGCCGCGCACGCGTGCTCTCGGTCGTGAACGTCGATTGCAGGCTAGGCCGAAACGCCTCCGGCCGAATAGTGCACGACACCGTGAACGTGCCGAGGTCTGGCGTCTGCCGGAGCAGCACGAAGGCGCTGTCGTCCTCCGCGGAGAAATCCGTATCGCGATAGCAGAGCACGCCCCATGTCGTGTCGGTGATCACCGCGTAGGACACAACCGCGTGCATCAGCTGGTCAGCGGCCTCGGCAGCAAGATCGGTATTCGTCTCCGCGCCGGACGTTGTCGTGTCGAGCCCGAATAGCTGGCGGCGTCCTCCCGGCGTTCGACCGCTGAGCGTCGTGATGAACTCGCCCCCCTGGTTTGCGGCAGTCCAGAAAGTCACGCCATTGATGACGAGAAAATCGCGGGCGGTGAACGTGATGCCGCTGCCCGTAGCAGTCGCGTTCGCGCTCATCGTCCCGTCGTAGCTGATTGTCTGTCCGCCACCGCCGCTTACCGTCGCTTCGACACCATGCCCGTGCGTCTCGGTGATGACGACCGTGGTCCCGCCACCCGACGTGGCCGACAACGTGAGATCGACGCCAACGGTCGTGTCGTACGAGACGCCGTCGATCTCGTTGACCAGGTTCGTGGCGCTCGCTGCGCTGGACGCCCCGATCTGGATCTCATCCGAGAGCGTTGCGGTAGTGCGCCACGTGTAGACCTTCTTGCCGCCAAAAAGCGTGAGCGTGTTCCCGTCGGCGAGCGACGCGTTGTTGATCAAATTGCGCGTGTTCAGCGTAAGGAGAGTTGTGTTGGCAGGGATGTGAGTACCGGCGACGCGAGGGCCACCGTTAGTGTCGGTGGTGTCGGTCACGTACTGACCGACCTTCATCCCGTCCACGCCGCTGATGCTGGTAAGTAGATCTGTGCCGCTCGAAAACTCTCCGGTCCGCGAGCTGTAGTGAAGCCCAACGAAATCCCAATCAGGATTCGCGGTGTCGTAGACAGCTACGATCTCGAACGGAGCGACGGCGCGCGACTGCACGTTGCCGTACCACATCACGCCTGCCCACTCCGCGATCGCGTTGGCACACGGCGGCAGCTCGTTCGCTTGCCCGATGCCGCCCTGCGATGGCGAAGTGTAGAGCGTGGCGCCGAGCATGGCGTCCGGCTTGTCGTCGACGATCGTCCACTCGGTGATGTAGCCATTGCTAACATCCGTGGAAGTCACAGCGTAATCGACAACGAGGAAGTATTCCGTGCCAGGCGTTGCCGTCTCCGGCGAGACAGCCTCGGTGCGATACAGCTCGAAATGATCGCCAGCTGCGATACCCGACGGCAGATAGATTCGATCAAAAAGTGTCCAATGTTTCGGTAGATCGGCGGCGTCTACCCAGCGCGAGCTCGAAGCTGACCGCCTTACGTAACCGTTTGCATCCGTTGAACGCCACGCATACTTGTACGCAACAGCCGTGTTGGACAGCTTCGCGTAACGATCAGTGGTGCTGGTCTGCTCGAACTGAAGCGGCGGTACGTAGAACGTGCGCGCGCCCGCGAAGGCCAGCGCACTGGCCGCTACGCCGGTGAGCTTCTTGACGCCTGTCGACGTCGTCAGGTAGAGCGACTCGCGCGACTCGGCAAACCCGGCAACCGGATTGACGACCACCTCGAACGGCGTGACGTCTCCCGTGTAGACCGCGTTCGCGGAACCCTTCTCCAGCCGATAGTTGGCACCGTCGATCGACTGCACGACTAGATCGCCGTCGAATGCACGGATCGCAATCGGGCGATACGCGGTGGAACGCGCCGCAATACCCGTCGTATCGCCGAAGCCGGGCCGCGGTTGGATGACGCCCGGCCGATGCATCAGCACATCATCCGCGGTGCGGAGATTCTCCGGCGTCTCCAGCGCGCTCGGGTCGGTGGCGAGCGAACCGCCGGCGCGCACGCTCCGTGTCGGGTGGCCCATTAGCGCCACCCCCTGCGCGTGCCGTAGCCGCGTGCGACGATCTTCTTGCTCGCTCCACGCGAGCGCGGCGTCAGCAGGTTCTTCGCGCTCGCAACGCTCTCTCGTAGCCGCACCATACCGTCGCTCTGCGACTGCTGATCGCCAACCACGCGCAACACCTCGAGCGCGGTGCCGTCTACGAGCACCGGCCACACGACCTCCGGCACCGGCGGTACGCACGTCTCGCCGTCGAGGCACACGTAGTCGCCTGCCGTGGTAGCGGTCGGAACACCAGCGCTGATGGTGATGGACGTGCCGCTGATGGACGTGCCCGCCTGGTCGATGCCGCGTGGTTGCCCCTGCCGGCTCGCGCGGATGATGTCGAGCGTCTCCGAGCTCGCCCATGTGCTCGGCACCGTAGCCACGGTGGTGATGCTCGTGGCCGTCTTGCTCGCGACCTTGGCGGCCGATGCGGTCGGCACGAGCCGCATCAGGCCGCGTGGATGCCAGATGTGGAGCAGGTACTGCGTCGTGGTCGGGTGCGGCAGGAGCTCGAGCTGATGGTCACGCCAGCAATAGGCGTACGGCGAATCCCAGCCTCCGTGGGAGTTGGTCCAGCGCCACGCGTCGGTCGCTGGTACCTCCGGTGCGCTCCATTCGGTCAACGTCGTAGCGCCGACCTCGAGGATCAGAACATCGGCAACGCCTGCTGCAAGCGCCCGCTCCGGCACGTCGTAGAGGTACGTGCCGGAGGCGATCGTCTGCGAGTTGCCGCCGTTCGGGACGATGATGTCGGTAACCAGCCGCTCCGAACGGGAGCTCACCAGCAGGTCAGCGCACGCAGTTCGCAGCACGCGCGATGCGAGCTTGCAGATAGCGATATTTGCGGCGGCGGTCGTGGCGCCGAGGCGAGCGTCGGCATCGGGAAGGACGCACAGATCCTTCACCTCGCTCGTGAGATCGTCGGTCGTGAGAGCAGTTACCGCCACATGGCTCCTACTGTTCGATCTCTAGTGCCGCTACGAGCGCGGGCGTATTCGTGATGCCGGTGCTCGTGTAGCTGATACCAAGGATGTCTCCTGCCGCGAATGCCAATGTGTCCTTCGCAACAACCGCGAACTTTGTCGTCTCCGCTCCCGCCTGAGTGAACTGGGCGGTGGCCGCAACCTCGGTGCCATTGACCGTTGCGCTGATGGTGATGGTCGTGCTCGCACCTGTGATCGCTGCGCTGAGCTGCCCGCTGATGCCCATGATCGAACCTGCGCGCATCGCCACGTAGCTCAGTGCGGCAGCCGTCACGGTGTGCGAGTAACGGCAATCGAGGTTAGTCTGCGATGCCGCGGTCACACCAGCCGCACCAGGCGCGGTGAACGGCCCGACGGTTTGCCGAAAGCCGCCTGACGCAGCGAGGTCGGTACTCGACACTACCGTGCCTATGAACGTGCCGTCGATGTTCCCTGTGGAGCTCAAGTCTCCGTCGACGGTTGTGGTTCCCGCGATCGTGAGCGCAGAGACCGTGACCGCGTTACTCGAGTCAAGATGGAGCACCTGCTTCCACACCGCCGCAGCAGGCGCAGTCGATACGCACACGTACAACAGGCCGCTGACCACCGCGACGTCACCGACCGTGAGCCGCGGTGCGACGACTCCCAGGGCCGTCCCCGGGAGTTTCGTCGTAGCGGTGTACTGGCCCCAGTGCTGGCCATCAGGCTCGACACGCGTATCCGCGATGGAGCGCGGCATCAGTAACCTCCCGGCCGGCGCTTGCGCTCCTGCGCCCTCTCGTCTTCGTCGCGACGCTCGGTCTGCGCTTCTTCCGCCTCGAACTCCTCGATCGGCATGTGCTCGAGGCGGTAGGTCGGCGTCTCGATGACATAGCGCGTGCGCGGCGCCTCTCGCGGCTTACTGCCGCCTTCGCGGCGGAGGTTGCGGAGCGCCGATTTCATCGCACGCGTGTGCGTCTCGTCCATCACACAGCTCCAAGCTGGTAGCGCCGCGTAGCGCTCTGCCCGGTGGTCGTGACCTTGTTCGTCACGGTGCCCGCCGCTGCGATCGAGAAGGCCTCGCCGCTGCCGATGATTACGCGCCCGGTGAGCACGACAGAGGTAGCGTTCGTCTCGGTGTAGTCCATCACGATGTGCTGACCCAGCCGCTGGTCGCCTTCCCACGTGAGCGTGACAGTTGCGGTGACCACGCTCGCGGTGATGAGTCCAGTCCAGCGTGGATCGGCGGTGATCGCCGCAGCAAAGTTCGCCGCGGCAGTCGCTTCCGTGGTGGACAGCGTGATTTCGTCCACGCTCGCGGCGGAAGCCTTCCACGTGTACTTGACGCCACCGATCGAGATCGTGTCGTCGGCCACAATGTTCGCCGACCCGAAGACGACCTGGATCGTAGGCTTCTGCGTGATGTCGGTGCCGCCGCTCGCTGCAGTGATGACGTGTGCTGCAGCCGTCGTCAGCTCTTTGTTTACGACGATGTTATTGCCGTTTGCTCCGGCCTTCTTCGCGGTCCACGTCACGGTCCCCGAGGCGTTCTCGGCGGTGACGTGGTCCTTCAGCCCGTCCATCGCCGTGATGGCCGCGACGACGGATACCGCCACTTCCGTGTCACCGGTGATGATTTCGTACTCGCCCGCACGAGCGTTCGGGGTGCCAGAGACGGCGGTGAGCGTGAAGGTCCCCGCGCCAGGCACAACGAAGATGAGCTTGTCGCCCGCTGTGCAGCTTGCCTGCACGCAGGTGAACGAGCCCGTAGCGGCTGCACCGGTGACGCTGTCGACGCGCACCTGTACGGTGCCGCCTTCGACGCCGCCGGCGATCTGCGAGAGCTTGTTCGCAGCATACATCACCGCCGCACTGCCCTCGTTGACCGAGGGCACCATGGCGGCAGACGTGTTCGCCGGCTGCTTACGCTGAAAGATCGAAATCGTAGTGATGGAGTCGGCCACGATTTGCTCCTCAGAGCGAGTTGACGACGTTTGTGCCCTTGATCCACGCCTTCGGCTTTCGAAGGATCATGAACAGGTCCCAGAACACGCGGATCTCAAAGCCCGCGTTCTCGGCGAGCTCGCGCAGGAAGCGCTCTGCACCGCCAGTGTCCTTGCCGAGGTTGAAGGACGGGTCGGACACGCCGCCGCGCGTAGCCTGGCTGGTGTAGCCCATGAAGAACTCACCAGCCTTCACCATCGGGTGCGACACGATGGAGATGCTCGCGCCCGCGTTAGAGTAGTAGGTGATCTTCTTTGTGCCGAGATCGAGCGAGCCCTTCGTGCTCTCCGCAAAGCGGCGAAGTGCGGCGTGGTTGTTGTTGAAGTCCGTCCATGTCATCGGCGAGCAGTAGACGGTGATCTCCTCGTCCATCGGCGGGCAACGCACCGCGATGCTGATGGCCGCTTTGATCATCTTCAGGAAGGTCGCCGCCGCGGTGCCGCAGTCGTACGTGGTACCGCCCCACGTGGGGTAGGTGCCGACGTCGATCCCGAAGATCGTGCCGCTCGTCGTGGTCAGGATCTTGTCCAAGCCCGCGAACGACATGTGGCCGGAGCTGTACCAGCCGCGCGGCACGAAGACGTCACCGACTGCGATCGCGTCGATGTCAGACGCCGTGCCTGCGAGCGAGAGCTGTCCGACACCAGTGCCCGGATCGAACAGGAAGCCCGTTACTTCGATGGGGTTCGTCGCGTTGCGCTTCGTGCCGAAGGCGGTGTCAGAGTAGACGTCGATGTACGCTCCCTCGAGCTGCGCGCAGAGACCAGGCGCAGTCGATGCGACGGTGAGATCGAGCGTCGCAGTCGTCGCGTTCGGGCCAGCTTCGTTGAACGTCCCGAAAGACGTCTGGCCGTACAGCATGATCGCTTCCTCGTAGAAGGAAGCAGTCGTGTAGAGGTCCTCCACGCCGTCCGCGAAGACGTCGACGAACGCTTGCTTGCCATTCGCCAGGCCCGCCGCGACCGCCTTGTACGCGAAGGACTCTCGTCCCACGTACATCGCGCCCTGGACGGACGCGTCATCGGTCTGCCCGCTCTTCACTGCGTTCAGTGCGAACGCGGTGAACGCAGTCGAGCCGCCCGCGAGCGTGACGCCGTGTCCGCGCCGCAGGCGTACGGGAAAGAGGTAGTTCTTGCCGAGCTTCGCTCGCTCCTTGTAGGGGATGTCTTTCGACACCAGCGCCCAGTTGGGCACCGTGTTTTCGAGCTCTCCGAAGCAGTCCTTCCAGAGCCCTTCGCCAGTCGTGCCGTCGATCGCCATATCCGTCTCCGAGAGAAAACCGGCCAGTGCCGGGTTGGGTTTCTCTCAGCGCTTCGGATAGGAGCCGTGGGGCTGCGTCCCTTGCGGGATAGGAGCTCACACGGTTGCGTCGCCAGTGCCGAGTGGTGGTTTGCAGGAAGTATTTACGAGGAACAGATCCGAGTCAATGCCTACCCCGTCAGTCGCAATCGCCCGTCAAGTGCGGGAAGTCTGCCCGGCTGTAGGCACCCCTCTCTTCCAAGAGCTCTACGGCCCGCCGCGCTGCTCCGTAGCAAGCGCCGTCATGCCGAGCTACCGTCTCGGCCACAAGCTCGTGCACGAACTTCGCGTGCCTGAGGATCTTGCCGGAGACGTACTCGCCGAACTGGATCCAGTCGTACGGCTCCCCGTCTCGGAAGATCGTCACGCGTGTGCCGAAGTACAACGCGTCATCGGCGGCCGCCTCGCGCGTGAACCTGACGATCTTGAGCCGGTAGCCCATTCGTCATCGCTCCCCTCGGATCTTGGCGAAGTAGTCGCCCACATTGATGACGCCCTTCTGCCTCTTGCCGTTTTCGGTGCTCGGCTTCGGGCCCGAGCGCGCGGGCATGCGCTCGATCTTCGGGCCCTTCTTCGCTTCGACAGCGGCCACGTCCCGCTTGCGCAGGTTGGTTAGCGCATCGTCACCGAGCAGCTGTGCGAGCGACTCCACGTCGAGCCCCCCAAGCCGTGTGCGTAGATCGTCTTCGTACTCCTGCTTCGCCGCCTGCGCAAACTCCGCCACAAGCTCTCTTGTGATCTGCTGTTGCCCGAACGCCCCTTCGAACTGCGCGACCATTGCCCGGAACGTCGATTTGTTCACCGGCGCCCCAGCCTCGGTCAACGCATGCTCGAACGCCTGCCCAAGCTGTTGCTGATACCGCGCCGACAGCTCCTGCTCCTGGCGTTGCTGCTCTACCGCCTTGATCCGCCTGAGCTCCTCGGCCTGCTCCTTCAGCGAGCGCGTCTCGTCCACCTTCCTGCGCTCGTCTACCGGCAGTCCTTCATACTCGTATTGCTCGAGCATGTAGGCTTCGACCTCGGCGCGGATCTCCGGATCCTTCATCATCTGCGCAAGCGCCGTCTTCGCCGCACGGCTCTTGTCGCCAACGAGCGCAGCGATCGCGCCCATCGGATCTTCGGGCACGCGCGAGAGGATGGCTTCCACCCGCTTCTTTTCGGCGTTCAGGGCGCGATAGCCGTCCTCAAGCCCTTCGGCCTTCTCGTACCGCTTGATCAACTCCGAGAGCGGGACCTCCTTCTTCTCACCGCGGACCGTAGCCTCGTACTTCGGTTCTTCGGGCGGCGGTGTAGCTGCAGCATCGCTATCAGGCGCAGCATCGGTCGGCGACGTCGGCGCCGCATTGGGTGTGGTCGGTGCATTCTCGTCGCTCATTGCGGCATTCCTCCAGCTGCCGGCGCGCGCTCACCGGTCTGCGGGTTGATTGGCATGCTCGGTTGCTTCGGCGGCGCGCCGAGCGCATTCGGCGGCTGCTCCGGGGGCCCCGGCGGCCCTCCGTTCCCGTTCGGCGGCTGTGGTCCGCCGCCTGCTTCGGGCTGACCGTCAGGACCCGGCGGCGGCTGCGCCTGCATCGGGAGCGGAGCAGGACGCTGGCCCGTTGCCGCAAGAGTGTAAGGCTCCTCGATCGTCATTCGAACCCACTGCGCCTCGTGCCATCGGATGGCGTTGTCGAGCTCGGCGATCACCTCGGGTGAGAGCTCCGTGCGTCGTCGCCCGTCGAGCATCGCCTTGTGCTCGCGAATGTGGTTCTCGTGATGATCGGTACGCAGACCTTCGTGCGGCTCACCGCGCATGAGCGCTTCGTTCTCTTCGCGGATCCCGATCGCCTGACCACGGCTTGGCCGGAAGAACGGCTGGATCCTGCCCGTGGCCTGGAAGGCCATGTGCTGGTCACGCGTCAGAGGCGGATCGGCCGGGAAGCGCGCCGGGTCTGCGTAGAAATCCGCGAGCTCTTTCTTGCCAGGGATCGTTCGGAGGTAGGGATTACCGATCTCCACGTGTACCGACAGCACTTCCTCGAGCTCGGCGCCAGTAAACTCCTTCGCGGTGCGGATCTCATCGCTGCCCGTCACCTCGATCACCTGCTTGGTGGAAGCGAACGTGCGGTAGGTCTCGATCACACGATTGCCCCAGTCGCGGATCATTTCCGATGACGCACGCTGGTCACCGCTGTTGTGTTGCGCGGCCTGCGCAGCGACGAGCGCAAGTGCGGCGCCAGACTTGAGCGACTCCTCAGGATCGCCACGTACCACGCCGCTGATTGCCTTGAGCGACTGCATGTCTTCCTGCAACATCTCCGCGAAGCGCATGTCGCTGTCGCTCAGGCGCGGTACCTCCATCGGGCCTGGCGGTGGCGCGCCCTCGACCATGTTGTACGTCAAGAGCTGAAGGCCACTCAGGTCATCGACATCGACCTCCTGCCCATCCGCCACGAGGATGTTGTTGCGCCCGAAGGCATCGTTGTTGCTCATCAGGTTCGACATCACGGCGTCGTAGGCCTCTTGCGGCCCGAGCAGATCGACCGTGCGTGAGCTGCCCGACGCTTCGTCCACCGTGCGCTCAGGCGCATGCAGCCCAACCGGCAAACGCTTGTACTGCAGATCGCCCGCCTCGAGCGTCGTCTCACCGCACACGCGCGCGTAGCGTCCTTCGCGGCACGCTGGCGTGCGCAACTGGTAGAGCTCGAGCACGTACACGGTGTCAGACGCAGAGCCCATCGAGCGCGATGTCTCGATCGAGATGGCTCGCGTGAGATCGACGCGGTCCGCCGTCGGCTGCCCGAGGATTTCGTCCTCGTGCTCCGGGTAGAGCGCGGCGAGGTCCCATTTGTTCGCCTTTCGCCGAACAATGATCCACGTCAGATCGCTGTACGAGCGTGCGCTGAGATCACGTGCGACGTCCCACGGCGAGAAGCACTCGGTGCGGAGCTCGCCCGAACGCTCCTCCTGCACGTCGACCGGCTGCCCCATCTCATCGAGCACCGGCGTCTGCCGCACGACCTCGCCAGACTCCGCGTGCCAAAAGACTCCGAGGCCTACCTCCTGGAAGATCAAGAAACGCCGCACAGCGTCGATCAGCTCGGCCTCCGCGCCGCGCTGTAGTTCGTACTCGAGGATCTCATCGGCAAGCTGCACGCTGGCGAGCGACTTGGCCGAGTCATCACGCGCGCTCGCGCTGAACGCGGGCCTGTTCTGCGTGACCATCGAATGCACGGACGTGATGATGCTGCCGTAGTGGTTGATCGTCAGCTCACTCGATTCTCCCTGCTCGCCACCGTGGCCGACGCTGGTTGAATTGCTCTGGCCGGCATGGTCGCCACCGTAGTAGCGTCGACGCGCCAAGCGGTGCACGCCCATCTTGCCACGCGCCTCGAGCTCGTCTTGGTATAACTTGAAGCGGTGCGCGACCGCAGGACCGAGGTCGACCGGATCGAGCGTGACCCAATAGCGATCGGAAGGAAGCCTGTTGCGTTCGGTCATCGTCTCCCCTGCCTGCGAAAGATCTTCGCCAGTCGCTCCGCGCGCTGATGCTTGGTCAGGTCGGGCGGGATGTAATGCGTCTCTTCGGTGATGCCGGGCGGAAGCGCCGGATACGGATTCTGCTTACGGTCGAGATCGCGCAGGAAGTACAGCAACGCTGCGCACCCGTCGTAGTGGTGCTCGCGGTTCTCAGGCCGCTCGAAGTCAGACCGCGTGCTGTCCCATCGAGCGAACTTGCTGTGCGCGATGATCGTCTTGCACTTCGGGCTGATGCGCACACGCCCGCGCTTGATGCGCACACGCGCGGCGTTCGCGCTCGCTGGTAGCCTGCCGCCTCCACGTCCGCCGTCACGCGAGACTGCGTTCCAATGCCTGACGGCGTCCGCCGGATCCTGTGCCTGCCACTCCTCACGGCTCATGTCCGCGCGTACCTTCGGCTGCGCGTCGATCCTGCGTCGGTGCACCTTCGGCGGCGGGCCTACCGGACTGCCCCAAAGCTCACGCTCCTTCTGCGCGACGCACGCGTCCAGCGTGTCGCTGCGCGCGTGCCGCATCACGAGCTCGTCTTCGATCACGTCCAGGTCGTGCACGAAGTCGTGATAGCCGAACGCAATCACATCGAGGTCGACGAAGCCCGCATCGCCAATCGCATGCGGCAGGTAGTACTCGGGCCGCTGGTGCTCGCACACGGTGATCGTCTCGAACTCCGTGAGCTCGGGCAGCACGGTACGCTCAGGGTCGACGACGATGCGCGCCAGCCCCTCTCGCTGCCATGTGATGCTGTCCACGCCGCCGCAGTCATCGATCGCCTTGGCGAGCAATGCCGGCGTCATGTGCGGTGCAGAGGACGTCGTAGCGTGGAAGTAGGAGCCGTTCGCCTGCGCTTCCTCGAGGAGCGCCACGAAGGGATGATCGGGGCTCTCCGGCGGCGTGGACGACACACACAGCTGACCGCCGGTCGTCCAGAGCTGCGGGCCGAGCACCGAGCGCACGACGTAGTCGGTGATCGACACGAAGCCCGCCTCATCGAGGTAGGCATCATCGGCCGATGGTCCGCGCAGCCTGTCTGCCTTGCGTCGATCTTCGCAGCCGGAGATGACGACACGGCTCCCGTTGGGGAACACCCAGTCGCCGCCCTTCTCCACCGGACGCAGCTCGGGCGGTGCATGCTCAGCGAGTAGCCGCCAATGCGGCAGCACGAATTCCTGCACCTGCGTCTCAGTCGGCGCCGCGTACGGGATGCGCGCGCCTGGCTGCTTCAGACACCGCTCCGCCGCCATCACGACGAACAGCCTGCTCTTGCCCCAGCGTCGGCCCGTGTTCACGACAGCGCGATGGCCAGCGGCTCTCGCTTGCAGAATGAGCTCTCGCGCTACGAGCTGCCCGTCGTGAAGCAGGTAGCTCAGGTCACCTTGACGCCACATGGTGTGACGCGCTGCGGGTCGCAACGCCTCCTCACCGTACTGCGCGATGGCGTCGTCGAGCGTCACTACCGACCGCCTCCTACACGCCTGAGACGCTGTTCACGTGCAGCTCGTGCGCCCTCTGCCGCGTCCACTGCTACATCGTCCAGGCGCTTGGTCAGCTCGGCACGGTTCTGCTCCACGACCGCAGCGAGCGCTTCCACGTCGTCAGCTCTCTTGCCCACGAGCTTGGCTGCGAAGTAGCGCAGCGCAACATCCCGAGCTGCGATGATGGCCACGAGGCCGACGGTGCCGAGTGCGATACTGAGCTCGATCATGCGCTCACCTCATGCCGCGCATCGCACGCGGCGCACATCCACACGGTCTTGGTCGGGTGCCGGATGAGTGCAGCGTGCCCACACGTCGGGCACGTCTCACGCGGCTGTGCATCGAGCCCATCGAGCGTCGTCACCATGTCGCGCAGAGCGTCAGAGCCCTCCGCAAGTCGGATGTCCAGCATCTCCGGCTCGGACATCGAGTCACAGTGCTCCTGCGCCACGCTCGTAGGCAACGAGAACCGCGCTACGCGGTAGCCGCCACCGTCTGCGATGATCGCGATGGCACGGATGCGCGCCTCCTTCACCGGTTCCTCTTCACGCTCTTGTGCGCGGCGCTCGGCCCTAACTGCTTTGCTTGCTGCGCTCATCAGTAGCTACTCCTGTGAATCCCGCTCGCCGGCAGGTTGTCGTCAGGCGCTTCAGGCATGAGCCGGAACCTGACATCGACCTGCGTCTCGGGGTCATCCAACACCATCACGACCGCTTCCTCACGCAGCAGCACGAGGTCACCCGCTGCAGGCCATGGTCCCACGCCAGAATGCCACTGCAGTCTCCACTCCTCGTAGAGCACACAGTCACCGACGCGCAGCTCCATCGGCAGCAGTGCGTCAGTGCGCGGGTGACGCTTGCCAGGTCCGACGGCGATCACAAGGCCACGCTTGTGCATGCGGTCACCTGTCTTCGTCACGATGCCAGTGCGGTTGTCGATGCTCGCCTCGCTGTCGAGCACGCACAGCACCACACCGTCGCTCTGCGGTGTCGGGACGCGCTGGCCCGAGAGCTCGAACGCGAACTCACTCATCGTGAAGCGCCTTCGCATGCTTGCGCTTGGGCTTCTCGCTGCCCAGCAGCTCCATAACCTCGACACGCGGGTCGCCATCGCACTCCACGTGCACCACACACCATCTGCGGCCGAGCTCGTCTGTGTGTGCCGGTCCGAGCTTGGCGTCCAACCATCTCTCCGCCATGTCACTGTGTTTCATCGCTCTTCTCCCTTCCCTGGCTTGGCCAACTCGAGCACACGCGCCTGCTCCTCGGGCGTGTGCACCACGATTGCGATCTGCGTCTGCGGCTGACCGCTGTGCTCCACGCGATCGAGGAACATCGCCTGGCTCTTGCCGAGGAGCTCGCTCGCCTTGATGCGATCGCGCAACGCCGCCGAACCGTCCGGCGGTATCTCGCCGCGCTGGACGGAGGTCCAGAACTGGCGGAGCTCCTCTGCGGTCGCGATCTTCGCGTTTTCGCGCTTCGAACGGAGCTCACTCAGCGCTGCCGCGACTTGAGCATTCTTGAGCAGTCGATACCCCTCTTCGCCAGGCTTCGCGTACCCGGCGCTCCGTGCCGCCTCTGTGGCGTTCCCGGCGGCCTTCCCGACCAGCTCCAGCACGAACGCTCTCCGCTTCGGCGGCAGGGCGTCGAGTGCGCTGGTCTTGGGGGGCTTGGCCATGGCTGCGCTCACCGCTTGGGCCTTTCGTACAGCTTGCGCTCCAGCCGCTTTCGCTGACTAGGAGAGAGCTGCATCACCAACCGGGCAAGCTCGGCGCCCTCATGGTCACCGCACTTCTCTGCGTACTGCGCGCTCGACTCGTCCAGCATCGTCCAGTTCCCATCGTCAAGGCAGACGTGGAGGGCTACGCCCCATGTCGAGTGCACCGCGTGGTACCGACGCAGGCGCTCGCCGTGTGCTGCCACGAAATCCGGCAGAGAGACCTTACACCTCGGAGCGCTCACCGCTCCTCCGGCCTGGTCACTGCGCCGCCAAGCAGTGGCGCGTACTGATTGAAATACGCCGTCGCGCCTCGGCCAGCGCCGTCTACTACTCGCGCGCGACCGTGTTCCCCGAGGAGCCGGATCGCTGACCCGTTCACCCCGATGAAGCCGGAGTGATAGCCGCCGTCCGGCTGCTTTTTGCAATGCTGCATTACCAGCTCGGCGATGATGTCGAGCACCTCGTCCATCGGCGTGCTCACCGGTGCTCCGTTTCGCCTGGGGCACACCGACGGTAGACAGGCACGAACGTCTCAGCGACGAGCTCGTAGCTCTCGTACGGGCTGCCGCCTTCCACGAGTTGGAGGGTGTCCGGCAAGTGCCCATGCCCATCTAGCTCCACCCAGCCCTTCAGCTGCCCGTCACGGTCCACGAGCTGTACGCGTCGCCGCTTGGTCATCGCCGCACCCTCCGCAGCTCGCAGGCTACGCACTGCTCGCAGCCGGCCGGATGCCAGTGGCTGCGCTCGCAGCTCGAGCAGCGTTGCGCTGGCGGCGCGGGCGCGATGCGGCCCTGCGTCTTCGGCCCACGATGGGCGGCGAGAGAGCGCGGTGCGATGTAATTCCGTGCCGCCTTGCGCAACGCAACGTGCTTCAGCTCGGCAGCGAGCCGAGCTCGGTCGTAGACTTGGTCAGACACCTGGTACCTCCCTGTACTTGCGCAGCTCGCGCGCCTTCAGGCTCTCCACATCGCCGCACGCTAGGCAGACGTAGCCGGCGTGGTCGATCAGCGGAACGGAGTGATGCTTGCCGCAGTTCCGGCACTTGAACGCGTCTGCCTTCACCGGCATCGCGTCGTCATCGCACTCGAAGTACTCCATCACCTCGAACAGGACGCATTCCCGTATCGCCTCGTGGATCGCCTCCACGTCCGGCGAATCAACGTCCTTGTGCGCTCGCAGCCAGCCACGCTCAGCGCCGTCCTCAATGGCACGCTCAAGGAGCGCGTAGGTTCTGACTCGTAAGCTCATCGCTCCTCCTCCGGCACGCGCGGGCCTGAGCGCCTGTCTTCGCGTGGGCAGTTCGGGCAGACGCGCCGCATCACGAGCGTGCCACCGCGGTGGACGAGCTCGTGCCCGCAGCTGTGGTACCTGCCACGTGGCATCAGGTCACCGTCGTACGTGGTCGTGCACGGCCTCATCGCCCCTCCTCTCGGTCCACAGACCGAGGCACGCACGGATCTGCCAGGGGGGTGGTCGTGGTCAGGTCCGGACGTGCCTCGGTGCGTGGAGCATTGGCTAGCGGGGGCTCGAACCCCGAACCTGCGGGACCAAAATCCGCCGCTCTTCCAGTTGAGCTACTAGCCATCGGCATGCGTGGAGCGAAGACCATGTCGATGCGCTCGCTGGTCTTTCCGGTCGTGTGGTCGAGCTCGATGCACACACGAGCTCGGTCCACGTGCCCGAGGTGGCCGGCCTGAGCTCGGAGGCGAGCCAGCTCCTCGCCCTCGAGGAGACGCCACCGGGACACGCGCTCGCGGTCAGGGTTCATCGCTTCCCATCGCTTCCCGATCGCTTCCCATCGCTTCCCGCTTCCCGCCTCCGCTCCCGCATTGGACCGCTTCCGGCGGACATGCACAAACCTCGACAGCTTCCCGCTTCCCGTGGTCCTCCGGACCACGGGAAGCGATCGGGAAGCGGTCTCGGATTTGTGCTCCGCCGCTTCCCGGAAGCGCTTCCCGGGCTTCATGTTTGAGGTCCATCAGCTACCCATTTTCCTCACCGTTGTAGGACACCTGGTAGGGGGCACCACGGCCACCTTTGATCCGTCCCGAGTACAGAAGAGAAGACACCGCGGCTTCGATATCTTCGCGGCGCCCACGGACAAGGCGGCAGAGGTCCTTACGGCTCGTGATAGGTGTCCGAGCCTTCAGGATGGCCAACACGAGCTCGTTGCTGAGCTTCTCGTGCTTCGCCGCCTCAGCCATCGACTCGTCGGCCGTCTGCTCCTTTTGAGCCTGTGGCTTCTCCGTCTCCTCGAGACGCTGGGCCGCGCGGTCGATCCGCAGATAGATCGCTTCGTCGTTGTCGGCGAGCAGGTCCTTCCCCTGCTTGTTCTTCGCCAGCTCGAGCTGGACCACGTCGGGCTCACCCTGAAGCGACGTCATCCCCAGCTGGACGCGAGCGCCGTACTCGATGGCACCGCTGCCCTTGCCGGCCGCGAGCGGGTTGGCGTCAGCCTTCGCGCTCTTGGACCGGTACTGTGTACGCGGCATCTCGCTGGTGGCGATCGCCACGAACTCGCCGCACCGTGCCTTGCTCTTGAGCGTCAGCACACGGGCGGCGATCGCCTGGTGCTCGCCAAGCTCCCGCTTGGTAGCGAGCTCGGCGGTGCACCGCACCGTCTGGAGCGAGTCAACACCGAGCATGGCTCGGCGTCCAAGCTCCTTTGCATGCTGCACCAGGTCGTCGGCAGCGCCGTCGATGGTCCACGACTCATCGTAGATGCGGATCAACAGGTCTCCGATCCGTCGGGTCATCGACTCGACCTCGGCAAGCCCGCGGGTCTCGCATGCAACACGAGAGAAGCCGACACGTTGGGCAAGCCTGGTGACTACGTCGTCAGCCTCTTCGTCGACGGCGAGCAGGCCTACGAGGACGCCGCGCAACGCGTACTCGTGAGCGATGTGGACGAGCAGGAAGGTCTTTCCCGCGTTGGGCGCACCAGGGATGATCCACAGGCGCCCGTACACAGGCCCGCCACCGGTGGCGGCGTCGAGCTTTGGGAGCCCGGTGGGCTCGTGCAGCAGCGGACCGCTTGTGAGCCAGCTGGCGAGCACTGTGGCGGGCGTAGCGACGGTGCTCGCCGGTGCGGGCTTCTCGGCTTCTTTTGGTGCTACGTGCACTCCGCTCACCCGCTCATCGCCTTTTGGGCGAGGCGCCCTCGGATTCTTTTGGCCCTTCTCCAGACCGCTGCGCAGCGTGCGCCTCGCGGAGAGCTCGCCGTCATCGGCGATCAGACCGTTCTGCGCGCATGCGCCGAGGAGCGCATAGACGACCTCGGACTCGGTTAGCCCACCGCCGGCGACGATCTGTCCAAGATTGAAAGCCGACTTGTTCAGCTGACTGTTTCGAGTGCCCTTCTCGGCATTGATCAGCACGTTCGCTTCGTTCTCGAGCGCGGTTCGTGCCCATCGCTCCCCACCGTTGGGAGCTTGCGTGGCACCCATCATCGCTATCGCACGGCTCCACCCGTCGGTGGCAGGTTCGCGGCGCTTTGGCTCCGGCTCGCGTAGGATTTCGTCAACGTCGATGGCCGCGCCCTCGAGCGCGAACGCCTCGTGCCGAGCGATCGCGTCCTCCGATGGGACGCACGGCAGAAAGTAGATCCGCGAGGCGTCGGTGCACTGCTCGTCCGCATCCGGCGCGTACCGCGCTCGAGCTCGGTACCAGAACAGTTCCCATTCCGAAGCAAGAACGGCCCTAGAGAGGCGGAGTACGAGCCGATAGCGGCCTTCGTTGCGCGTCAGCGCATCGGCGTGCTGGAACGTCGAGTAGACCACCGCGGCAAGCCCGGCGATACGCCTGCGAACATCTTGGAAGGCTTCCGCAGGGATGTCGTCCAGATCGAACGATAGGAACGAAACCTGCTCGACCGTCTCCTTGCCGCGCTCGCCGCGAAAGATGGCAGGCGAGTACGAGAGCACGTATTCCTTCTTGGCGAGCACAACCGGCGGCGCGCAGAGGCGATCGACCAGGTATTCCCAGGACACCTCTACGCGCCGCGGTTCGTTGTCGAACGCATTACGAAACAGCGATAGGCTGATCGCGTCCTCATCTGCGTCCGACACCGCGCTCATCACAGCATTCGCTCCGAACTATGTTGTCTTCCGTTCACGATTAGAAACCCAAGTCGTCGTCCGAGAACTCCGCAGCCTGCGCCTTCGCGCGTGCCGCGTGTTCCTCGGCGCTCGAGCCGTTGCCGCTGCTCGCGATGCGGGTGACGCCGCCGGAGAACTGCGTCAGGTCGTGCGTATCGACCTTGGCGATCGCTGCCTTGCCCTGCTCGTTCAGCTGCTTATCGGGCAGCACCGAGTAAGTAGTCTTCGGGTCGCGTGCCTTGCCGTGACGCTTGACCTCGAGGATCCAATCGGCAAACGGGAACTTCTCCCGGACCGCAACGAATGCCTGGAACAGCTGCGGGTTGCATTCGATGATCTGCATCTTCCGCTCGTCGATGTTGTACGCGTTCAGCAGCCACCGGAGGCTTGGCTTTGCACTGCTCTCCGGCGTCCACCGCTGGTACGTTTGCCCGTCCCAAAAGACCTTTCTCACCTCCGGCTCGCCCACGATCACCACGCGCACCTTGTCGCCGTCGTCCTTCATGCGGACGAAGTTCCCCCCGGCTGCCACCGTGTCCGCGTGTTCCTTCGCCCTTGCCTGTTCTTCTGCCCAGCTTCCCATGACTGTACTCTCCTTTTTCGCCTACTATAGAGGCTCAGAAATCTGTTTGGTCGAACGCCGGTTCTGGTGATTGAAAGCGCAGCGTTCGGAGCAGCGCTTCAAATGTCTCGAGGCGCATCACTACGATCGGGCCCACCAGCTTGTCGCCATTCGGCTTGACGACCGCGATGCAAGGCCGCGGGTCTTCGGCTGCACGCCGCTCGCGCTCTGCCTGGCGCAGAGCCCCCACCGGATTGGCTGCACGCGTGTGCTTCGCCTCTACCCAAAACGGTGTGCCCTCCACGTCGGGCGGGTAGCGCCGGACCTTGGCGCGCAGTTCCTTCTGATCGCCTTGCGTCGAGTGCGCGTCTGGAAAGACGCCCGACTCTCTCCATCGCCTGGCGAGCTCGGCTTGCCACCGGGCGCCCTTCTCGCGTGAGAGGGCGCTCATACGTCCTGCCTCGACAGCGGTCGCGTGTAGATGGCGCCCGCGCCGTCGAATGCCGACGTGAAGACGCCGAGCTTGCCGGATGGCCCCCAGTACAACACCGCGCTCGGGAACGGCGCTGGATGTGGCGCACCGACGAATGTGATGCGACCGCGCCAGAAGCACACCGCGCGCGCGGTCGTCGCTGATTCGTGCCAGGCACGCGTGTCGGTGCGTGCGGGCACGAGGGCGATGATCTCTACGCCACCACGCGCTTCCTCCGCGCACTTCGCAAGCCACCTGCGGAGCGTAGAGTAGGGCGGATTGCAGAACGCGAGACCGCGCCATGTCCATTCGAGCCCCGACCCCATCCAGCTCGATGCGGCGCCGACAATGGACTGCGCATTGTCGCACGGGTCCAGCTCGATGCGGCCGACCTTCCGTACGCGCTCGAGCACGCACTCGGGGGTGCACCAGTCGTCGCGACCGACACCGGTGCGCGCGGAAGACATGAGCGGCGCAAGGTTGCTCACGCGCTCGTTTCCTTGCGGTACCCGAGTAGCTCAAGACCTTGCACGGTCCACCGTTCGACCGGTCGGCCACGCTCTCTGATGCGCACGTCGTCGTGGCCGTCGGTGGCTTCTCGCCGCAGTACTTTGTAACGCGTGCCGAAGCGCGGACCGATCACCGTGTCGCCTTCTTGCAGAGTCATGCGTCGTACCTCCCGAAGCTGGGTTGTTCCTCTACACGCTCGTCATGATCGACGTAGACCGTCGCGCGTGTCGTCCACGCGAGCAGCGCGAATCTCAGCGCATCGACGATCTGCCCACGCTCAAGCGCGACAACCGCCATAGCGGCCCACACGGCTGACAGTTCCACCGCGCGCTTCATTCGGCCGCCTGATCTCCCGCCGGGTCCTCTTCGTCCGTGTCGCCGCAAAGCTCAGCAATCGACACCTCACCGCCCGTGACGTCGCTGATCTTCTGCGCAACGTCGTAGCGCCCGAGCCGCCCCTCAGTCGCGCGGAGCACGGTCGTGTACGCCACGCCGGAGCGCCGCATCACGTCCGAAAGCGTGAGCCCGTTGCGCTGGCACCAGTCCCGCAGCTTCACGCCTCACTTATAGCCTGCACAATATAGCGCTGTCAAGGCCCGATGCTTATCCTGTGGTGCCTACGCTAGATTACAAGGGCTACAGAGGTGCGTACGCTGCTCTGCATGGCAAAAAGACCCAAGCGCGAGCCAACGCCGCGCTCGGCCAGGACCCCTGGGGAGCGGATCCGCGCCGCGTACCACGCCAAGGGCTGGAACCGCTCGCAGTTTCAGCGGGCCATCGGGATGGCCTACACGACGATCCTCGCTTGGGAGGAAGACGAGGTCACGCCGAAGGGCGAAACTCTCCGTCACCTGTCAGTCGTGCTAGGCGTTTCTCCGTCCTATATCCTCGGAGAGGATATGCCCGTGACGGAAGAACAATACGCAGAATGGGGAAGCTTTCTCGATACCGAGATGGGCCGGGGGATGAGCCGCGACGAGCGCGTTATCCTCGGTTCAGGACGCTATACCGATGGCGAGCCGCCGAGCGTGGAGCGGTATACCGCACTGCTGCTCGCGCTTCGCATGACTAAGAAAACCGCGGAATCATAGCGCCCAAGGGCTCGAGCCCCACGTCGCGCAATGGTAGCAGCCGGCGCCACCGTCCTGATCGTGTAGGCCAATGGTACAAACGGCCCATTCGGGGCAGCCGAGGATCAACGACCACTCGGCGGTGAACGGGGTACATGGGCCGCCGGCGTCCTCGCAGGAGCGCGGGCCCGCGTCCAGCACCGCGGCGTCGAGCTCGCCGCGCAAGTAGTGCTCGACCGCGTCGTGCACCGACGGACAGAAGTGCGTCTCGCCGGGCACGGGCGCGGCAACTGCCGCCGTGCAGCTCGAGCTCCCGTCCGCGGCCGCTGCCGCGTCGAGTAGCCCCCCGTCCGGCTCAACCGGTCCGCCACATCCCACCGTCACCAGCACCGCCCACGGAGTCCATTTGCGCATCAATCGACGATAGCCATTCAAAAATCATTTGACACGCTATAGCGTCAACACTATAAGGTTGGAGGTAGGAGGTAGCGACGATGCGAGTTGCGATGGCGGTCGTGGTGGTCGAGAGCGGAGGCGGGGAGCGCTCGAACGAGGAGCTGGAGGCGATGAGCTACGAGATCGCGGCGCTGCTCTGCCGCGCCTTCCTGCGCGCGCACAGCGAGCCGATCTCGATGGTGACGCGCGTGCACACGTGGGACGCGTGCGAGGAGCGCGCGCGCAACATCGTGACCGCGTGCCTCGAGCTCGCCGCCGATCCGATGACGGCCGACGACTGCTGGCTCGGTGTCCTGAACAGGATCCTCGACGCTACTACGTCGGCGTACGGCTATTTGCCGTTGCCGGCGCGTGCGTCCGATCTGGCTGACGACGTGTGCGCCATCATGAAGGCGGCGGCGTGAGCCTCTACGCACTCGACGACGACAACGAGCGCTGGCTTGACGTCGATCCGCACGCGGACGACGGCGAGGACGACCCGCAGTGCGGCTGCGGCGTGCCCGCGGTGCGCTGGCGCGAGCAGTCGCTTTGTTACGTGTGTGCTGACTGCTGGACCGCGTGTGAGGCGGTGGCGAGAGGGTGGGAACCATGATCGAAGAACACCAGATCGACTGTGCGCTGTTCGCGGACCCCATGCGCGGAGAGTGCGATTGCGAACGGTGTCCGTGCGGCGCTCTTCTCGGCACCGACCATGACTGCCGCGCCGACACGGTCGCAATGGACACCGAGGACATGATGAGCTTCGTTCACGCCATGGCCACACTGGAGCCGGAACGATGATACCGACAGACGACGAAGCGCAGCGGATCAGGATCTGCGCCGACATCGCGGTACGCGCGATGATGCAGATCCGGTCACCGCACGATCGTGTAGCCGTTACACTCGGCTACGCGATCTCAGAAGCAATCTGTGCGCGGTGGACGCGCGAGAACTTCGATGCGGCCGTTACCAAGATTTGGGCGCAGATCGAGTGCGCGCGGGAGCGAAAGGAATGATCGCCGCCGCGCTCGACACGGTGCGCAAGCTGGCCACTCGCCTCGAGGGCGAGGAGCGAGCGGCGCTCGAGGTGGTGCTCGCGTACCTCGATACGCTCGAGCCGTCAGGGCATGCGGCGAGTGCGTACCGCTCGGACGACACGGTGCTCGTGCAGTCAAGACAAGCGTTCATGTGGGCGGAGATCAGCAAGCAGCATCGCGAGCTTCTGACACCCAGCGTCGAGCGGCTGTGCGCGACGGGCACGATTGAAGCCCTCGAGGACTGGTGCGCTGATCACGGCCCGACGTTCGATCACGACCTTAGAGGCTCCGATCGGCAGTTCATCTGGCGTCGTTTGCTGAAGTGCGCCGAGCGGCATGGTGTGAGCGCCGACGTGCTCAAGGAGTGGATGCGGTCATGACATTCCTACTCGCTCAGGAGACTGCGCGGGTCCGCGCTGGCCTGGCCCTCCAGCGGAAGGAACGGGCCCTATGACCCTCCACTACGTCCGCTACGAAGTCTTCGACGGCATCTCTCGTCGCCTGCTCGGGCTCGAGAAGCGCGTCGAGGAGCTGGAGATCGCGCGCGAGCAAGAGACTCCCCCGGCTGCCGTGTCGGGCGCACCCACGGTGGACGGTCAGCACGACGGCGCCGCAGCGTCGGGAGAGACTGCGGCACCTAACCTCTGTGGTTCGGAGTCGGACGACGAGGACCACTATCACGCAGCCCAGCTTGGGCGCGAGTGCGACAAGCTCCGCGAAGCGCTGCAGCTCTCCGAGCGCGAGCGCGCGCTGTACCTGCGGCAACGCGACGACTACCGCCATGAGCGCGACGAGGCACGAGCCGAGCTCGCAAACGTCCAGGCGGCTCGTCGCGCCCTGATAGCCGAGGCCGAACGACTTCGGCCGATTGTCGCCGAGCGCGACGACGCACGTGGCGCACTGCGAGCGCTACAAGACGATCACGAGTCGTTGATATTGGACCATGTCGCCAGTTGCGAAGCGCGCGCGCAGCTGGTCGCCGAAGTGCTGCGGAGCGCGCGCGAACTGGTGGCGCTGCAGGACGCGCTACGCACCATGGTGGAACGCGCGGCGGCTGAGATCGTCGACCGCAAGGCGCGAGAGAATCTGCTCGCTGACTTGGCGAGAGTGATTGGAACGGAGGAATGATGGCAAGGACGAAAGCAACGAATGGCGAGCGACCGGTGCTCGTGACGACAGAGCACCGAGGCGTGTTCTTTGGTTATCTCGTCGGCGAGCCGGCGAAAGAGAAAGTGCTGCTGAAGCGCGCACGCAATTGCATCTACTGGAGCGCAGACGTCCTCGGTTTTGTTGGACTCGCCGAACGCGGCCCGTCGATGGGCTGTCGCGTGGGTCCGCCAGCAGAAGAGATGACGATCTTCGACATCACGAGCGTACTCACGTGCACGCCGGCAGCAGTTGAAGCGTGGGAGAAGTCGCCGTGGGGGTAGTCGCGCTGCTCGGCGACGTGCCGCGCACGCCGACGGCCGTAGACGCGACGATGATTCGTGCGCTCCGATCTCCTGGCGGCGAGGCGCCGTGTGCCGAAGGGCTGGAGGACGCCCTGCGATGGGTCGGCGACCGGTCACTCCCGCTTGCCGATGCGCTTGCCGAAGCCCGCGAGTTTCTCCGAGAGGAATGGGTGGAGTGGGCTCTGGAGGCACTCGGGTCCGGGGACGGGTCCGGGGACGGGTACGGGTACGGGTCCGGGTTCGGGTTCGGGGACGGGTACGGGTCCGGGTTCGGGTTCGGGTTCGGGTCCGGGGACGGGTACGGGTTCGGGTCCGGGTTCGGGTTCGGGGACGGGTCCGGGTTCGGGTTCGGGGACGGGTACGGGTCCGGGTTCGGGTACGGGGACGGGTACGGGGACGGGTACGGGGACGATGGCTGACCGTTCGTGGCTAGACGCTGGCGCACGTGGCGTCGTCACGGACCAGGGCGATGTGCCGGAGACGGAGGAGCATGTAGCGCCGGTGCGGGCCGCGCTGCAGCGTGCGTACGTCGCCGGACAGCGCGAGATGCAGGAGCGGGCGGCCAAGTGTGCGGAGACGATGGTTCCCGAAGAGCTGGCGACTGTCGCGGACGCGTCAGTCCGCAGCGCCGCCCACTGGATCACCGCGTGGGTGAAGGGCACTGCCGCGCTAGTGCGCGCGCTCCCGATCGACGACGGCGAGGGCGGCGATGGCTGAGTCACGGGGCGCGTGGCTCATCGCCGGCTTGCGTCCTGAGCTCGTGCGGTGGCGCCGGAAGCTGCACGCGCTCGAGCACCGAAGCGGCGTGCCCGAGGACGTACGACGGCGTGGGAGCGAGGCGATCCGCGCCGTCATCGACGAAATCGGTGTGCAGATCCGCGGGCTCGAATACGGATGGGACGACGATGGATGACCGCTGGCTGACGACCGCCGAGGCGGCGACGTACTGTGGCTACGAAACGAAAGGCGGCATCGCAAAAGCAATCGCGCGCGGCGAGCTGCGGCCCGACGGCGCAACGCCGGGTGGCGCTCACCGCTGGCGCCGTGAGACGCTGGACGCATTCCTACGACGAGGGCTGCATGAAGAAGACGAGCTATCCGGGAGTGTGGTCGCTAGCGAAGGGCCGCTATCTGATCGTGGTGCACTGGACGTCGGAGAAGGACGGCAAGGCGAAGAAGAAGGAGGCAACGATCGACGCGAAGAGCGCGAAGGACGCCGCGCGCCAGCGCGAAGAGCTGCGCGCAGAGTGCCTCAGCGCAAGGCCGCTAGCGCCGCGCCGGACGCTGGCAGCTGCCGCGACCTCCTGGTTCGCTATGAAGCAACCGAGCTGGAAGCCATCGACACGGAAGCAGAACGCGTCGTGCATCGACGCACACGTGCGAAACAGCGTGATCGGTAGCTACTACGTGCACGCGATCACCGCCGATGACGTCGCGGCGTGGCGTGACTCGCAGACGCGATCGTCGAAGTCGCGCAAGGAAGGGCCCGTCACGCCGACGACAATCAACAGTAGGTTGCGCCTCTTGAAAGAGATCTTGAAAGACGTTGGCGCTGACCCGAGGACGCTGCTCGTGCCGAGCGTGCGCGAACCGCTCAGCGAGCAAGACGTGCGCTACCTGGACGCCGTCGAGGTCGGCGCCGTGCTCGAGTGGCTGCGGCTCTCCGAACAGTGGCGGCAGTGGCACCCGCTCGTCGCCACGCTCGCGCTTACCGGACTGCGCTTCGGCGAGGCAACGGCGCTGCGGTGGTCCGATCTCGACGAAGAGGGCGGTTGGATCCGCGTGCGGCGTGCGCAGGTGCGCGGCTGCGTCGATCACCCGAAGAGCAAGTGCGGCTTGCGCGATGTGCCGCTTGCACCCGAGCTCGCGGCGATACTGCGTGAGCACCGCACCGCGCGGATGAAGCAGCAGCGCTACGCCGAATCGCCGTACGTCTTCGTCGGGCGTGGCTGCACGCTGCACCACAACTCGGCGCTCAATAAGCCCGTGCGCAAGGCGCTGCAGGCACTGAAGATCGACGGGCGCTTTCCGACGGCGAAGGGCTTTCGGAAGTCGCACAATAATCTGCTGCGTCAGCTGCGCGTCGGCGAGCTCGTGCGGCAGACGTTGATCGGGCACGCGTCGGCGGAGGTCGGCGCGAAGCATTACTCGCGCGTGTCGGAGCATGAGCTACGAGAGGCGAGCGCCGCGGTGGTGCGGCTGGTGACTGGAGCAAAGTAGAATGACCCGGGCTGGTGCAGTCGGCTGTTCGGCGTACGTCGCGAGGGTTCGATTCCCTCAGCGCGCACCTGGTGGCGGATCGACGCCGACGACGCACAGGTTCGATTCCTGTGACCGGGGCTTGGTGGTGCGGCTGGTGACGGGAAAATGAGAGACCCCTCTTGACCCCTGAAATCGTGTGCTTATATTCAGAGGTATGGAGGCGACGATGGACATCACGGTTTTGGAACAGGCGGCAGCACAGATCGCGGGCGAGTGGGCGGAACAGGGCGCGGACTCGCGGCATTTCACGGACAGCGAGGACCTCTACCCGGCGGACTACACCTTTGCGGCTGAGCAGCTTGGCCGCGAGCTCTCGCCCAGCCAGAAGCGCGACCTACGCGCGATGGTGTCGGAGCACCTGGCCGGTGAGCGCTGAGAAACAAGGGCGCGGAGGCGCCCGCAAGGGCGCCGGCCGCCCCCGGCTGGGGCAGGGCGACAGCGTGCGCCTGCACATCGTGGCGCCGCTCGAATCGGTGGCGGTGTGGCGCCATGCGGCGGAGCTCGCGGAGCAGGATTTCAGTGAATGGGCCAGGGACGCGCTCGACGCGAGCGCGGAGAGGATGGAGCGATGAGCGACGATTGGAAATGGAGCGCGCCGCTTTGCTACGGCGATGACGCGCTCGATGAAGTAGCGGAGCTACGTCGCAAACTCGCGACGGTTGACCAGCTGCTTGAAAACGATTTCGGCGGCTTCTATCTGAGCGCTCCGGACAACGTGCCGCTCGGGCAGGTCCGACGCATTTTGCGCGATGAAACCGACACTTCGACCGACACCTCCCCCGGAGAGCTTGACGGCGATGGCGAAAAAGAATAACGATATCAACGCTCGCGGGTGTAACTCAGTTGGTAGAGTGTCAGCTTCCCAAGCTGACACACCGGCTTCGCCTGACAGTGCGGGACTGCAATCCTCGGAGAATCCTGACGCTGCGACTCGCGGGATTGCGCCGGATTGCAGTTCAAACCGACACTTGGACCGACACCTGCGCGAAGACCACACGCGTGCCGGGCACGTGACGGTCAATGAGGCGCGAGAGATCCTTCTTCGGTTCAACGCCTCGCACTTCCGCCAGCCCGAGCGAGAGCACGCGCGCTACTCCATCCCCGCGAACCCGCTGCGCGACGACGACATCCGGATGAGCGCGTTCATCGCACAAGCCGAACGCTTCCATCACGCGCTGCGCGATGTGCAGGAGTACATCGACACGTACGTCGTAGAGGCCACGGGGGTAGCGCGCGCTCGAGGCGATTCGATTGCTCACGTACGAGCATGTTTCGACGATCGAGCTGTACGTGCTCGTCCGCAATGGCTGGCTGGCGATCACCCCCGCCGGCCGCGATGTGCTGCGCAAGGAAAGCGAGGAGCGATGAGCGAAGACGACTGGTGTACGCCGTGCTCCGACCGCGATTGCGTCATGCGCACCGAGCGCCCTTCGGGGATGACGACAAGCGGCGGATGCCAGCATCTGAAAGAGCGCCCCCCATCGTACGCACTGCGCATCAGGACGCTGATGGCAGAGCTCACCCGCCTGCGCGCCATCGTGGCCGCCGCGGACGCGCTACGGGATGCAACTCTCCAGATTCAGCGGCCTTACCTGTGTGCGCGAGGGGCGTGTCCGTGCACGATTTGCACCGTCGAGAGAGCTATCAACGCCTACGACGCCGCACGAGGCCAGCGATGACCGACGACGAGCGCGCGCGGCGGGTGGCGAATGTCCGCCGCTGGGCGGCACGGTCGCTGGCGCCTGCTGACCTCGACGACGAGGACCGCTCTGTCTGCGCAGGAGACCTACGCGCCCTACTCGCCGCCCTCGATGCGGCCGAAGCGCGGGCAGCGGAAGCAGAGCGGGCACTAGAGGTCAGCCATGCGGACGGCTCGCTTGGACGGGCTGACATCGTAGCCGCTCGCGCCTACCGGAAGGGAGCGGCCGCAGGCGAAGCGCGGCAGGCGGTCGTGATGCGCGCGCTCGATCTGGTACACGACGCTCTCGGCGCAGAGGGCGAGCAGCGCAGCGAAGCGACGCTGGCCGAGCGCGTGCGTGCGATCGTGCGCGAGCGCGACGAAGCGCTGCGCCAGGCCGCGCAGGACCGCGCGCAGTGCGACGCCGTGACAGAGGAGGCGGGACGTCTGGCCGAGCAGCTGCGCGAGGCGCACGAGGCGCAGATGCCGGCGGAAGCGACACTGGCGCTGGTGGCCCAGTTGCGGGATCGGGAGCCGTGACCGTCTGCTCGGCACAGCAGCGGCGGAGAACGCCGCAGGCGTTCGCGGAATGGCTGGTCGAGATCGCGCGACGAGCGCGAGTGAAGGAGCGTGCAGCATGAGCCCCACCCCACCCGACCCCGGAGGCGAGCATGGGTGACGGGCGTTTGATCGCCGAGCCGATCCTGGACGAAGCGCTGTGCTGGCGATGCCAGCGGTTCGCGCCGGAAGTACGCGTCATCGTGACCGCGCTCGACGGTGCCGTGATCGATTATGCGCCGCTGTGTTCCTCGTGCCTGCGCGACCTGACTTGGTTCCCCACCACCCCACCCGACCCCGGAGGCGAGAAGTGATCGACAGCGACGATGCGGCCGACACCAGGTACCACACGCTCACGTGCGCGCTGTGCAGCTCGCTCGGGCTTGACCGCGCCGTCGGCCCGCTGCCAATGCCGGAGACGGGCACGTGCGATTCTTGCGGCGGACCGTGGCCCGCGCCCGCCGGCACCGCCCTCGACGCGGCCGAAGCGCGGGCAGCGGAGGCATGGAAGTCGCGGAACTACCATGTCGGAAACGCTCTGGAACAGCGCGACAAAACTCGCGTCGAGCTCGATAGCATGCGCAGCACCTGCGCTGAGCTGCTTGTGCAGCGCGACGAAGCGCGCGAGGAGGCGGCCCATGAAGCCGAAGGGCACCGGCAGGCCATCGACGCGTGGAACCGCGACATGGAACGCGCAGTAGCTCAGGCGCGCGTCGCTGCCCTCGACGAAGCGATCGCGGTGGTCGAGGAGCATTGCGCGCACCGCGTGGACCGCGAGGCGATCATCCGCGCGCTGCGGGACAGGGAGCCCTAGAGACGCGCGTGGATCTCCGCCTGCGTCAGCAGGGGGAAGTCATAGCGGAGCGGCGTTTCGCGCAGCGCCCGCACCCAGCGGCGCCACAGCGGCCCGTCAGGGTCCACGAGCCAGGTGCCGCCCTTGCCTTGCTGGCTGGCGTCGAAGCGCCGCACGTATGGATTGCGCGTCGTGTGCCCCGCGGTCTTGTGCGCGTCGACCTGGCATCCGAGTGCGCCGAGCCGCACTGTTTCGTCACGTAGCGCATCGGCGAAGCCGCCATCACCGCCAGGCCCGGTGCCTGCTGCCGTGTCGCAGGCGTACAGCACCACGCGCACGTCAGGGACGCTGTGCATCACGATCATCAGCGCGAGCTCGGAGACGTCCGACAGCGACCACCCGAACTGGGGCAGCCGACTGCGCAAGCCGTGCGTGAAGAGCGCGATCAGCTCGAGTGGCGGGCTATCGTTGATCGCGCCGAGCAACTGCACCTGGCGCATGTGTGGGCTCGTGTCGAGCGCGACGCGCACGGGCGTTTCCGTGCGCCCATGGTGCTTCAGGAACGCCGCCGCTTCGGGTCTGAAGGCGCCCGTGTAGTCGCGCTTGCCCTTGGAGTTGCGGTCGGGCGTGACGATGAGCCAGCTCATCCCCGTTTCAGCCTTTCCGCCAGGTCCGAATCCCAGGAACCCTCGTCCTCCTTCACTTCGATCTCGGCGACCGCGATTTTCGCCTTCGCGATTTCCTCCTTCGCCTTCGCCTTGTCACGATCGAGGAGTGCTTCGATCGCCGCGATCAACGCCACGATTGCTGTTTCCATCACCGACCTCCTACGCCGGCGAGCACCGCGCGCACGTAGCGTCGCGGAGCGCGCCATGACCACTTCGTCGTGCGACGCGAGTAGGTCTGTCTTCGGTGGCGCCTTGCGCGACTTGCGTAGCAGCAGGAGTCCTCCCGCTAGCAGCAGCACGTCGACGGCGAACTGCACGATGTCCGTCATGGCAGCTCCGAGTCCTTCCGGTCGGTCGGCACGGGCAGTCCATGCTGACGCAGCTCGCTCTCAAGCCTGGCGATTACCGCGCGCGCGACGTCGAGCGCGGAGCGGAGCTCGCTCTCGTATTTCGCTGCCTCGTCCCACGTGGAGCGCATGAGTCGCGCTGCCAGCACTTCAAGACGTGCTCGGCGCTCTTCTGGCGTCGCTGCGGAGAGCTCGTCAAGGTGCGCTTCGATCACGTCGACCTCCACGAGCAAATGCCTGGCGACGTACATCTCCCGCCGCTCTGAGTGCGGCAGATACCAGCTCTGCGAGCTCGGCTTGCGCGGCGGTCGTCGTGTGTTTGCCACGTCACCGCAGCAGCCCGCCGCGACCGCCGGGAAGGTCGACGCCCAAGACGTAGTGGAAGAGGAAAAGGACCACGACCACGACCACGATGACTACGACCAGTACCTTGATGACTTTCTTGATCGTCGGGTCGATCGCGGGGAACTGGCCGAGCGCCCATAGCCCTACGCCTACGAGCACGAGAAACAGAACGAGGATTAGCAGTGCTGACATCATGGGAGCCTCCTAGGGCTTCTTCCGGGGTGGAAATGGGTGTTCGGAAGGCAAGTTCGTCCGCTTCTGCACTTCGCGCTGAACGGGGATGCCCCTTGGATCCGACAGCGCGCGCTTGACCTCGCGCTTTGTCTCAGCGCGAACCGACTCGCGCATGCTCCGCTCGATCTCGACCTTCGCTTCGGCGAGCTGCTTCAAGCATTCGTGCGACGTATCCTCGAGCTCCTGGATGCGCTGGCGATCCTCTTTGAGGCACGCCCACAGGCGCTCCACGGTGCGATCCTCTCGCTCACCATCGCGCTCCTCTGCTTCAATGCGTCGCATCTCGACTCGCTCTCTGCGCTGCTGATTCCACTGCACGATCTTGAGAATGCCGGCCCCCGCCGCCATGAGCAGCGGCAGAGCCGCGGTCAGAACGATCTCGAGTGCCGTCATCAGACACCCCACCGACCGCGCTGGTAGAGGTACAAGTCCTGTTTTTCGCCTGCAGTGAGCAGGCGATTGATAACGCGGTACTCCGCGAGCAGGCACTGCAGGTACGTGCCGGCCGTGTCGAAGCTCGAGCCCAGCGATGTGCCGCGGTACGCGTGCGCGCCGGCGTCCATAGGAGTACCCGCGATGTTGTTTGCGTATAGCGTCGAATCCGGACCGTTCGCCTCATAGAGTAGTATGTGCCACGTGTTGAGTACCGTGATGGATGGTGTGAACGGGAACGAAGCGCCGCCCGAATACCCGTAGTACGTAGACGCGTCGTTGACCGAAATCCCAACACGGTTGTTTGCGTCGAAACCGTCGCACACGTAATCGCTATTGACAGTCGACGCGGAGCGGACCACCGCGCACGCTGTGTACGATTGGCCAACCGCCGTCAGCTGTGCCGTAGAGCACGTGTCGTCGACACCGTCGAAGGACCACACATCGCGACCGCTCGGTGCGCCACCGACGCTCTTCGCGGCGCGCTTATCTGCAGTGGCCTGCGTTGCGTTCGCTGCAGCGCCGAGCGACCCGAGGTTGGTGATCGTACCGCCTGAGTAGGGCGAGTCGTGCGCGTCGAAGTAAACGATCTGCGCGGCGCCGAACACGCCCTCCGGAGTCCAGACGCCGCCACCGCTCTCGCCTTCCCACGGAACACCGCCCGCGCGCGCATCGAAGAGCGCGGGGAAAACGGGGTCGTATGTGGGTCGGAAGATCACAAAGAGATGTTCAGGTAAACGGTGAGAACCATGGCGCCGACGACTTCCTCGGCCTGAATGTGGAACCATCGTGCGTGCGTCACATCGAGCGGGATGCACATGCGGATCTTGTCCGTGCCGGCATCGCCGTCGAGAGTGCGGATCACCTGCGGCCGACCCTTTGTCACGCCCCATTCGGGCGCGATCGTCGCGTCGAAGCCAGACGCAAAACTGCCGGTAACAAGCGTGTCGGTCGGCGTGGTGTCGAGCACCGCCGGCGAGAACCAAACGTCATCGCCCACGGCAGGCGCGGTCCTCTGCGCAGACACGAAAGGAAAGATCTGCGCGTACGCGCCTGCTGCGCCAACATCTGCGGCGATCCACAGAGTGGCACGTCGTGCGGCCTCGACGCCGATGACTGCCGATACACCGCTAGAGGGGTCGGTGGTGAGCGCGACCGCGTCGATCAGTTTGATCCATCCGCCGGGTTGCGGAAGCGGCGAACTCGCACCGTCGGTGCCGCCAAGTGAAGGGTTATCGATTGCCATCTCTCCTACTCCTCTTGTTCCAGTTGCGACGGATCGATTCCCTGCTCACGCAGGAGCGCGTCGACTGCTGCAGCGTCCTGCTCCGGTTGCTCGCCGCCGCCTTCCTCGACTTGCTGCAAGGTCTGACGATACTCGGGGCTGGTGCGCTGCAACGTCGCGTGTGCTGCCGCGAGCGCAACGGGCCCTCTGCGAGCAGCACCATCGAGCGTGTTTGCCCAGCCCTGCGCACGAGGACCCATCGCGCGCAGAGCGCCGCTGAGCCCCTCGAGGGCGGTCGCGCTGATGGCGTGCTCACGGCCGCGCACCGCACGATTGATAACCACCGCGCCGGCAGCAGAACCGAGTGCTGTCACTGGGTCGGCCATCGCCGCGCCCGCGCCCGCCCCTCCAAGGCCTGCCATCATCGCGAGGTAGTCAGTCGGAGATAGCTGACGGTTACCGCCCGCGCGCCGCGCAGCGCGGCGGGCGCCGCGCTGTGCGGTACGCGCCACGTGCACACGCTCGAGCGCGCTCCCCAACTGGTCGCGCGCGCCAGGTCCGGACGCGCTCTCCATCGCCTGCTCCATCAGGCCGCGGAACTCTCCACGGAGCCCCCTGCGCGATCCTGCGAGCACGTTCCACGGTTGGCCTTCGCGGAAGTTCTCCGGATTACCGAACGCACGCCAGTCCGCCATCATCGGATCGATCGGTACATCGCCCTGCGGGTACGCGTCGGTGTACCGACGCAGTAGCGCATCGACCTCCGACCGCGCGCCAACCGCAGGCGCACCCTGACCCTCGATTCCGCCGGCGAGTCCCGTCAGGCGCCGCTCGATATCTTCGATCCGAACCATCCCCGGCTGCGCTTGTCCCGGCCCGCCCCGGTACGTCCCAGCTGCAGTGGCGCGCTGCCCCGCCTGGCGAGCCTCACGCTGCAACGCGGTGATGCCAGCGTTCGCGGCCGAGCGCACCTGCTCCGCGCGTTCTCCCGCTGCGCGCGTGGATCGCAGACCGCGTGAGATGTCCGTCTCGCGCAAAATCTCAGCAGCGCGAACGGGATCGTCGATCATGTCGACGTCAGCCGCTTGGCGAATCCCGGACGCCCCCATGCGAGCTCGGGCCGCTGGCAGGCGCAAGCGGTCGGCCCACGGCCCCAGTCGCGAGAGCAGTCCGCCGGCGCCCTCCATCCCTGCGCTCAGTCCACCGGCAAGAGCTGCACTCTGCAGGCCACGCGTGAGTGCAGCGTCCGGCACCTCCGCAGCCGTCGGAGCCTCACCAGCGCCCTGGATCGCTCCCATGCCGCCGCCGATTGCGGCCTGGCCGCCGACGCGCGCAAGGACGCCGCGCAAACCCGCGGTGCCTGCACCGGGCACCGGGATGAGCGCGCCGAGCGTCGTAGCCGACGCAAGCTGTCCGAGACCGTAGGCTCCGCCCGGCCCGGGCTCGCCGATACCACCGCTCTGCGCGCGCACCGCGAGCGCTTCGCGGGACGGCACCGCGTCGGCCGCCATGCGCGCACGCTGGGCGTCACGGGCCTGCTCGCGCGTGCGCTCGAGCCCCTGTCCGGTGCGGATGCGGTGCGCGATACCGGCTGGAGTCACAGGGACAGAGCGGATACCAGTGCGCGACGCAATCGCCTCCGGAACTGGGATCCCTCCGGCCTCTTCGTCGGCGGT